GGTTCTTCCACTGAAGATAATTTGTCGGCATGTAAGCGTAGCGACCAGCGACTCTCGGTCGGGGGCATGACATAGCCTTCATTTCAAGATTCATGGATATTCGTTCAGTCAAGTCATACATGTTTTCGTTCTCCTGTGCATTATGTTCTGTGATAGAATAGTTCAATTTTTCGTTTCTTCTCGCCTTGATTGATGCCAATGGGCTTGAATTCATGCCATGATGCTGGTTTATTTTCACAAATAATGATTTCACCCTCTCTTGAATCACACCAGTCTGAAAGATTCTGATAATCAATCTTGCTGTGTTTATATTTATGGCCTCCATTTTGATATGGGGGATCTATAAACCATGTCGCTTCTTGATTTTGAATAGATTGATAATCTGATTGAAATATTTTCCAGTGCCGAATGTATTGAAGCTGTGAGGCGATTCTTTTCTTCACAGATTCACCCCAGACATTGCATCTGCCTACTGGGTTGCATGATTGTCTTCTTGCTGGATATGTCGTCGCAGTCTGACACCAAAATCCAATTAGAATCTTTGCCTCTGTACATATATTCGATGGAATAGGCTGAAAAGCCTCTAATAAAGGCAGCTTTAAGATTTCAGATTCTGAAACGGAAATCAGATATTGCCATAGAAGACAGATCTTGTCGTATTTATCAAATAGAGTGATCTGTTTATTGTAATGGAGAAGAGAATAACACGCTGAACCAGCGAAAGGTTCAATAATGTGATCATGCCCAGGAGAGGGATATTTGATAGAAAGACACCACTTTGAACCATAATATGAAAAGAACGGTCGTAATCGCTTCATGTTTCCCCCACTGAATATCGTGCCATTTGTCGGCTTAAGGTCATGCAAATATAGCGAAGAGCATCCAGTCCATGGTCGTTCTGTTTCATCACAGTGTCTTTCTTCTGGTCTGCCTTCCATCTGTAATTTCTGAATTCTTTGATTATATGTTTACAGTTATCATGAACCAGAAGACCCGAATAACCATTTGCATCAAGTGAAAGCCACTTCTTTACATGCTGAATCCCTTCAATAACACCGAGATGCTTCGGTGCTGGTTTATTCGGAATAGAACAGTAGCGAGCTAGAGTCAATCTTCCATCCCTTGATTCAGGGTCCGCTGAAGTCCATGCAGCTGGCGGATCGTTCTTGGAAAGAGCATAAACCATTTGACCGTTTTCAGTGGTTGTTTTCTCAGTGGCGAAATATTCTCTATAAAGATGCAGCTGGTTATTCTTCTCGTCGTGGGCTATCCAGATGCATGCGAAAGGGTTTCTTGTGCCAAAATCAATCCCTCTGTATCGAGGCCAGTCTTCAGGCAGCTTTCTTGCTGGAATCACATGGATTTCTCTTCTGAATTCTGAATAGACAAGGCCAGTCTGAAGAGTGAAAGACCCGAATAGCCTTGATTGTTGAGAAGCATCAGAAAGGTGCTGTGTCGCTCTTCGCAGCTTCACTGAAGATACATACGGATTATCAAGGCCAGATATATTGATTGAAGAGAATCCATCAAGCTCGTTTTCAATAAACATTTCGTGCGGCCATGTGAGTCCCTTCAGTGGAGTCATGGTCAAGAGAAGTTTTCCACCGTAGGGAGTATCAGCACAGCGAAGAAGCAGTTCTTCAAAAATATCTTTCGGGTGTTCTTCATCTAGCCACGCTAGAGAAATAGCACGAAGCCCACGACCGCCCATGCCTTGAAATTTGGCACGACCAGCATCGGCCGACATGGTTATGATTCTGCCTTTATTCGGAAGAGTGATAGTCCCTCGCCCTGCCCCCGTCCAGTTCCGAAACTGGCATCCGAGTGGAAGATATTTCAAGATCTTCGGCTTGATATATTCGTTTGAATCGGCATAACTAAGGCCAGAAGAAATGACAGTGCTCGGTGAAGGTGGAAGAAGACTCAAAGGAAGATTATTCAGTGTCGCCCACTGTTGAACCCACCACTCTTGCGAACCAGCTGCGAATGCGACCGCCAGCTGCGCTCCGATTTCAGTCTTTCCAGCTCGGTTCCCTCCAGCGACAAGAAATGCTTCCCTAGGGAAAGAAAGTGGAACTTCAATCTGACTGGTGCGCTGTTCTGTGATCTCACAGGCTGAACATCGCCACACACCAGCGTTCACTCTTTCCATCGGTCTTCCGCACCCGATCGGTCTTTCAGAAGAAGAGGCTAGCCCATCCCAGCGATGGCAATGCGGCACCCATAATCTTGAAACAGCGAGAGGGAAATGCTTCTTGATTGTGCCCAGGAGGTGAACACTTCTGACTAGATCTCTTTCACTCTTCACTAGAATCTTCTTCTGTGAGATCAGCTTTCTTTTCTGTCTTGATTATATCTTTGAATTCATTCAGAAGAGTATTTCTCGGAATAAGGGGCACAGAACCGATCGCATTCAGAATAAAGGCTGAAGAGATCGCTATCAATTCAGCCTCTGAAGGGTAAGAGCGACCATCAAGCCACTCTTGAACAGTGGCACGAGTCACACCAGCTGCGATCGCTAGACTTCTTTCTGTGAGATTATACAGAGAAGAATCCAGCATCATTCTCAAGGCTAGACTGAACGTCTTCGGATGATACCGTCTGTTATTATATTTCCATGGAACGAGCTTCATGTTTATTCTTCCTCTATATCAATAACAGGGCCAGAAATAAGCTCTTGAAGTGAATGCTCTTGAATCTCTTCAATCAGAGTCATGACATCGCTATTCTGAACTTCTATGGTTAAATCAATCGTCGGTCTTTCAGGCTCCCTCACATATCCATGTCTTCTCTCAAGTAACCATGCCGCAGCTGCCCACTGGCCTTCTTTCGCAGCTTGAACAATAGAGGCAAGAGAGCGAACAGCTGAAAGAGATTCTGCTTCTTTTACACTCCTATAAAAGTCCGAATATTCACCGTCTTCTGCATCCCTACCACTGGATAACCAGCGAAAAAGGGTTGACTCTGATATGCCAGCATAAGACGCTGCGATGGAATAAGTACAGCCTAGAGTGATGGCTTCAATAACTTTTCGTTTTGTTTCTTTTGTGAACTTGACTGGTGGGGACATAATGATTCCATAAAAGAGCGGGGCACAGGGATCGAACCTGTCGGCTTAAACTGGTCGCTTAAGTGGCACCGTTGCCGCCCCGCTTAGATGGATAAGGTTTTGTGAAAGACTGAAGTTTTCTTCTGGCACTTCTGGAAAGAGGGAAAGCATATCTGTGTTTATCTTTGATTCGCTTTCTGAAGGTCTTCTTTCCCGAATAGGTAATACAGTTCGCTCGGATCGTTCTAGAGTGAACACGAGTTCCATCAGCTGTAAAGAAAGCCCACTTATTGCCTCCAGCGACACCGAGATATAACCAGTTCCCAGCCTGATAAAGGGTTCCGATATGATTCTGTTCAAGATCTGAAAAGCTGAAGATGCAGTTTATATTCTTATTTGTTGCTTTAAATACCTTGATAACAGCTGCGACATATTTCGTAGTCTGGTCTTTCTGTTCACCAGAAAAAGCGATTCGGACAAGTTCACAGCATTCGTTCGGATCGAATCCATACCCCTTGCCTAGATTGCAAGAAGCACCATAACCGAAGATCACACATCCGATATATTTTTCATCTTCCCACACTCCATAGGGTGCACTCGCTCCTGGGCATGTTCCACTGTAATGCCAGCGTGCACAAGTCCGAGCTGCGTCTTTTCCTGAAATTCGTTTTACTTCAATCAAGCTCTTCTCCACAATGGGGACAAGTCTTCGGGGGCTTCAGTGGCCGATCATCTTCTGGCATTATATCGTCAAGATCAAAATCCAGAAGAATCTCAAGTTCTTCAGGCTTCCACCCTAGTCCTGAAAGATCTTCTTGTTTCAAGTCATCTAGAACAGCCTTCAGTTTATCGTCATTCCATGTGCTGATTTCACCGAGCTTATTATCAGCAAGAGCGAGCAGCTGTGCGTCGTTCATATCCAGATCCATGAAGCGAACTGGCACCATCTTCATTCCGATAGCTTTTGCTGCTTCATATCTAGTGTGCCCAGCGATAATCATGCCGTCTTCTTTTCTGGCGATAATCGGTGAAGCGAAACCGAATCTTCTGATGCTATTCGCTATTTCTTGAATCGCAGCTTGATTATTTCTAGGGTTATCTTTCCACGACGAAAGAGTGGATATTTCTATCCACTCACCGATTGATTCTGACTTTTTGTCTTCATTCATTCTTGTTTCTCTTTTATTTTATAGAAAGAGCGAACAGCATGAAGAATCACACTATTTCTCGAAACACCAGCTGCTCTTGATATCTTGTCAAGTTCACTCAGAAGATTCTCTTCAATAATCAAGCCGACTCTTTTCGACTTGCGCCCATGAACGGAAGAACCAGTTTTCACTTTCTTGATTTTATTATGCATTGTTTTGTCCTGTGAGATATAATAACATAGATTTGGAAAATATCCGAATTGAGTTGTGACGGAGTTCAAAGAAGGCCGAGCTATCGGCCTTCTTTTTTTTTTAATATTTATTTCTTGAAACCATTGAACGGAATTGTCGCTTGCGCGCC